CTGGTCGCATCGTCTGCGACCCAGTGGTACTCGGTACCGCTTGTGGCTTCGTGATGTAGACTGGCAGGGGGCTTCGTGCTCCCTGCCACATAGGAGAAGAAGATGCCCGGAAAACGTATCCCAGCCTTGACTGCCATCGCTGGTGCCAGCACTGCGAACGACGACAACCTCGTCATCTATGACACGAGTGAAGGTACGACCAAGCGCATTCTCCGCTCCCAGCTTGCTGCTGGGCTTGTGGGCGACCTGCCATACACACCCGCTGGATTTATCGCGGCGACGACGGTACCCACCGCAATTGCAGAGATTGCGTCTGATCTTGTTGCCCAAGGCGGCGCGGCACTGATCGGTAACACTCCCGCTGGTACTATCGCTGCCACCACTGTACAGGGTGCGATCAACGAGCTTGACGCTGATACCGCAAAGACAGGCGCTGCACAGACCTTCACCGCGCAACAAACGCTGACAAGCGGGCTTGTCCTTCAGAGTATCACGGCTGCAAATATCGCGGCGGTGGCAAACGCAATTAACACTGCCAATAAGGTTGCCGGGAAGATCGTGTACGACACAACGAATAATCGAATAATGGTGTCAAGTGGTGCGTTAGCTGTCAGCCCTTGGTATGTGGTAGACGGTTCAGCTTCTGTTACCCCCGCATAAGGAACCCACATGCCAACTAACCTGACCGGCAGCACGATTGCCAGCACCTTCGACCAACTGTTGCACGTTGACGACGGCCCGACTGCGACCGAGAAGACGGTCTACAGCGGCACGGGCGTCGCCACGGCGCTGAAGGTCGGCACCGAGTCCGTGTCGGTCGAGAACATCCAATTGGATGGCAACACGATCCGCACGCTCGACACCAACGGGAACCTGACTCTGGCCCCCAACGGCACGGGTTCGGTCGCCATGACCAAGGTCGCCATCACGGGCGGTAGCATCACGGGCATCACTGACCTCGCCCTCGCAGACGGGGGCACGGGGGCGTCCACAGCAGGCGACGCACGCACCAACCTCGGGCTGGGTACCATCGCTACCCAAGCGGCCAATAACGTCGCTATCACGGGCGGCGCGATCTCCGGTGTGACATTCAGCGGTTCGTTCTCGGGCATGACGCTGGTCGAGTCTACAACGCTGGCAACCAGTGCGGCTGCGGCAGGTGTGAACCTCAACGGCAACACACTGGCCGCTGACGGCACCGACACCAACATCGACATCAACATCACCCCCAAGGGTACGGGCGAGGTCAACGTCACTAACATCGACGTGTTGAGCGGCAAGGTGCCATTCAACACGATCACCAACCTCGCCTACGCTTCGTTCTCTGATATCACTGATCAGACGGGTAGTACGACTGTACCGGCCCCTGTAAAATTTGGTACAACAGAGGTTGCAGGCGCGGGTATCACGATGGTAACGGATGGGACTAACCTTACGCGCTTGACATTTGCGGCAGCGGGTACCTACGCTGTGATGCCGAATTTGCAGTTTACCAATTCAGACGGTAATGACCACGATGCGACAATCTGGTTTGCACTGAACGGCACGAATATCGCTCGGTCAGCGACAAAAATGACTGTACCCAAAGCTGCTGACGGCGGTAATGCGTTTTTCCAAATCGTGTTTTATGTAACCGTAACTGCGGGGCAGTACATTCAAGTGTATTGGCTTCCTGAGAACGTCGCAGTTACGATTGACCACACAGCGGCAGTCACTGGCCCCCCGGCCATCCCTGCTATTCCTTCGGCAATTATATCGGCGCAGAGGATTGCATAATGGCAAAGACACCAGCATGGACACGCAAGGAAGGCAAAGACCCCAAGGGCGGCTTGAACGCCAAGGGTCGTGCGTCCTACAACAAGGCCAATCCGGGCAAGCCCGGGCTCAAGCCCCCTGCCCCAAATCCTAAGACCAAGGAAGACGCAGGTCGCAAAGCCAGTTTCTGCGCCCGGATGTCTGGGATGCCGGGGCCGATGAAGGACGAGAAGGGTAAGCCCACTCGTAAAGCTCTTTCTCTCACAGCGTGGAAGTGCTGACATGGCAACCAAACCCAAAGCAAAGTCTACAGTGAACGCCGCTGGAAACTACACCAAACCCGAACTGCGCAAGCGGATCGTGTCGCAGGTAAAAGCCGCCGCCGTGCAGGGTACAGGCGCGGGCCAGTGGAGCGCACGCAAAGCACAACTTGTTGCCAAGAAGTACAAGGACGCTGGCGGGGGGTACCGAGATTGAAAGCACCACAGAAAAGCCTCAAAGATTGGGGCGACCAAAAATGGGGCACCAAGAGCGGTAAAAAATCTTCTGACACGGGAGAACGATACCTTCCTGAAGCCGCGATCAAAAGTCTCAGCCCTGCTGAGTATGCTGCGACAACCCGCGCAAAACGTGCAGGTAAAGCTGCGGGCAAGCAATTTGTAGCCCAACCAAAATCTGTTGCAAAGAAAACTGCGAGGTACCGATAATGGCTGAGAAGTGGATCAAAGGTGCAATCAAGAAACCCGGTGCCTTGCGCGAGGCAATGGGTGTGAAAAAGGGGGAGACGATCCCCGCCGCGAAACTGGCTGCGGCAGTTAAAAAGCCGGGAAAGATGGGTCAACGCGCACGCTTGGCCCAGACATTAAAGAAGCTAAACAAATGAGCAAAATGTACATCCGCGTTAAAAAAGATGGTTTCATCTATGACTACAACCCCATTCTGGCGAAGAACGCTGAGTGCGAAGTCGTGCCCGAGGAGATTGCCTACCCTGAGCGGTTCATCCCACCAGCCGCTGCGCAGCGTGTTGAGGAAGCTGCCGAAGTTGTAAAGGCCACTGGGCGTAAAAAGAAAGCAGCCCTTGACTTAACAACTGCTGATATTCCAGAGGCTCCGCCTTATACTCCTGCTGAACTGGCTGAGGAAGCCTCCCGAGGACTGCCTGCATGACACCCAACGAAGTCATCACTGAAGTACGTCGTCTGATCCAAGACACCAAGACGCCGTTCCGCTACAGCGACGCGGTGGTGCTCGGGTTCGTCAATCAGACGCTCAAGCGTATGGTGATGCTTCGCCCCGATCTGTTCGCAGTGATCGGGGATATTCCGACGACCGCATCCACCGTGTTGCAAAGCTGCCCTGCGGACTCGACACGGTTGATCGAAATTTTCCAAGTCAAGAACGGTGACGCTATCACGGAGGTCAACCGCGAGACGCTGGACCGCACAGCCCCCGGCTGGTTGCGCGAGACTCCCGGCCAGCCCGTGAACTTCATGCGGCACGTGCGCAACCCCAACAGGTTCTTCGTGTACCCCGCCCCTGCGGCAGGTGTCATACTTGTCGGGGAGTACGCCCAGACGCCGCCCGACTACACGCTCGACCAAGAGATCACGTTCCCCACGGATGCGTACTTCCCCACTGTCGTGGACGGTACCGTGTTCTTGGCCGAGTCGATTGACAACGAGCATGTGAACTCAGGCCGCGCCAAGCTGTTCCAAGATTCGTTTGTACAGGGACTCGGTGTGTCGTTGCAATCGCGCACGATCACGGATACCGAAGCAGGCGGGCAAGACCCGAAACAGGTGATCTGACATGGCCGACCGCACCTTCGCATCCCTCGTCCCCCGTGTGCAGGCTTCTGCCCCGGGGTGCCCCCACGCCACCATCGTGCAGTACATCCGAGACTCGGCCATCCGCACGTGTGAGCGCACGCTGTACTGGCGGTACCAAGTGCCGCTGTTCAACCTGCTGCCCGGTGTCAGCGAGTATCTGTACGACAAGCCTGTCAACACGGACGTCCACGCGATGTTCGAGGCAGTGGTCAACAAGCGCCCGCTGGAGCGCCTGACGATGGAGAAAGCCATCGAGTTGTACCCACAGTGGGCCGACATGTACAGCGGTCAAGACCCCTCGGTGCTGTGGAGCGAGACGCCCTCGGGCAGCTTCAACAGCTTCGATTACAACGAGGCGCTGTTCAACGAGAACTCCCCGTTCGTGTTGCCCGATGCGATTGTCGCCAACGGCAGCACCCCGCAGTCGATCACGCAGGTCAACGCTGACAAGTACGTTATCCTGCCGCTGCCTGATGCCACTACGACGTATCAGTGCCGCATGTTCGTGGCCTTGAAGCCCAAGCGCAGCGCCAGCGCGATGGATGCGTTCATCATGGATGAGCTTGAGGAAGTCATCATGCACGGGGCGCTGCAACATCTTCTGGTATTACCGAACCAAGCATGGTCGGATCGTGAGCTTGCTGCGTACCACGCCAAGCAGTACGTGTACCAAACCTCTGAGCGTCGGGCGCGTGCCAACCTCGGCAATGTGCGCGGCACCATGCGCACGCGGATGCAACCTTTCGGAGCCTGACATGGGAATCCAACTCAAGAACAATGCCTCAACCACTGTGCCGCTGGCGATCAGCAGCACGGACACGTCGTTGACAGTTACCGCTGGGGTAGGTGCTACGTTTCCTGTGCTGGGCGCAGGAGACTACTTCTACGCCACCATTCAGGACGTCAACAACCACTTTGAGATTGTCAAGGTCACGGCCCGGGCCGACGACACGATGACGATTGTGCGCGGTCAGGAGGGCACCCTTGCTATTCCATTCCCTGCGAACAGCCGCTTTGAGCTTCGTGTCACGGTTGAGAACGTGTTGTCGAAGTTCGACGACCTCGACTTCCTGCTTCTCTGAGGACAACAACATGCCGATCAAATTTGCCAACAACGCCTCCGGCACCCTCGCCACTGCGGTCAGCGCCTCTGACACGGGCTTCGCGCTCACGACTGGCGACGGCGCTGAGTTCCCCACGCTGGGCGCAGGAGACTACTTCTACGCCACGGTCACAAGCAGTGGCGGTACGCAGGAGATCGTCAAGGCCACCGCACGGTCTGGCGACTCGCTGACCGTCGTGCGTGCGCAAGAGAGCACAACAGCGCAGAGCTTCGCCGCTGGGTCGCGCTTCGAGTTACGGGTGACTGCGGCTTCGGTGGATGACCGAGTAGATGAAGCTGAAACCTATGCGTTGGGGCTGGACACTGCACTGCGGGCCAACCTCGCGGCATCCTCTGGTTCGTCACTGGTGGGCTTCCTGCAAGCAGGTACCGGCGCAGTTGCACGTACCACGCAGGCCAAGATGCGCGACTCTGTGAGCGTTAAGGACTTTGGTGCTGTGGGTAACGGTGTGGCAGACGACACGGCGGCCATTCAAGCCGCAATTGATTACGCGCTTACGTTCAACGGCACAGTTCAAATGCCAGCGGGTAATTATGTTGTCTCAAGCACGCTTCGTATGTGGGGAAGCGGTTACGGCAAAGGTATTCATCTTCAAGGAATTGGTGCTGGGGCAGCGATCCCCGGCAGCGCGGCCACTATTGTCTGGAAGGGAAATGCACCCGCTGGATACATATTGCATCTCAGAGGCGTTTCTTGGGCTAAAGTTGAGCGTCTTGTAATTTATACGCCAAATATTGATACTTTTCCGTATCTTGGTACTCTGTTTGTTCAATCAGGTCAGAACTTTGGTAGTGGCAGTTCATCGGGTGTGATTCTTAGAGAATTGCAAATGTTTGGGGGAATCGGTGCAAATTCTTTTTGCGTTAAACTTGGCGAAGATAATTTGCAAGTTTCAGAAGTTGTTTGCGATAAGGTACTTGCGGATTCTAGCGTCTCACCATCGTTAGCAGCGTATGTCACAGAATATGGGTTTGTTATTTCTGGATCAAATAACACAAAGGACATGACATTTACAAACTGTGGTCAAAATAGATTTAAAGAAGCAGGCGTTTACTATACTCCTTCTGTATCAGGTTGGCATGTTTGGGAAAATCTTGGTGGTGG